GAAGACATGGAAGACAAAGACGACGAGGAAATTGACCTTGAAGATATGTCAGAAGATGACTTAAAAGGATTCATTGAGGATGTTATTAAAGATTTAGTAACAGACGGAACAATTGAAGCAGGTGAAGACTTCGAAGAGGAAGATGTTGAAGACGTTGTAGACGTTGACGATGTTGAAGATATTGAAGATGTTGATGTTGATATAGAAATTGACGAAGCAAAAGTAGAAGATTTAGACGAAATGTCTAAAAAAGAAAAAGCTGAAGGTGATGATCGTAAAAAAGACGATAAAATTGAAGCTGAAACTGAAAAAATGAGATTTAAAGAAGCGATTGAAGAAATCGAAGCTCTTAAAGTTGAATTACAAGAAGTTAATTTACTTAATGCTAAGTTACTTTATACAAACAAAGTATTCAAATCTAAAAACTTATCTGAAGACAAAAAAGTTAAAGTGCTTAAAGCATTTGATAAAGCGTCAACAGTAAAAGAAGCTAAAGTTATTTTTGAAACATTAAACGAAGGTTTAGTATCAAAAACAGAAGCAATTGCAAGACCAAGAGGTAGTGCATCTAAAGCAACTGGAACTATAACTGAAGCTAAAAAACCAATTATTGAAAGCAATGATGTATACAACCGTATGCGTAAACTTGCTGGATTGATTTAAAAAACAATTTTAAAACTTTAAAAACTAAAAAAATGAGCTTAAATACTCTATTAGAAAGCGCGAACCCATACCACTCAATGCAGAGTGACGCAGCCAAATTGGCATCAAAATGGGAAAAAACAGGTTTGTTAGAAGGAATGACTGGTGCTAATAAAACCAACATGGGAATTATTCTTGAAAATCAAGCAAAACAATTAGTAGTAGAAGAATCTAACACCGGTGGTGGTGCAGGTTCTGGTACTTTTACAGCAGGAACAGGTGCTCAGTGGGCAGGTGTTGCTTTACCATTGGTAAGAAAAGTATTTGGTCAAATCGCAGCGAAAGAATTCATTAGCGTTCAACCAATGAACTTACCTTCAGGTCTTGTATTTTATTTAGATTTCCAATATGGAGGTAATAAAACACCATTTGTACAAGATGCATCTTTATATGGAAACGAAGGAACTAATCCTTCTACTGCTCCTTTCGGGAACACTAATTCAGGTGGTCTATATGGTTCAGGAAGATATGGATATTCTATTAATACAACGGGTTCAGTAGTTGCTATAGGTAGTGCTACTACAGGTTCAGCAACTCTAGCTTCAGTTAATTTTGATTCAGCATTTTCTGCTTCTGTAGCTGATGGTACTGTAGTTACTGCTTCTATATTAGCCTCTACTCTAGATGGTAATTATGATGCAGAAGCAATTAGAAGTTTCTATTTAGTAGGTGCAAATGCTCCTGCTGCAACAGGACAATACCCACAATTTACTCAGTTTAGTACTGATGGAACAAGAATAGAATTTGTTATTGATGAAGATTCTCTTGATCCTGCAGTAGCAACTGCTGTATCTTATTCATTAGCTCCATTAGACAATGAAAGAGGTGATTTTGAAGATGGAAATAATAGCCTAAATGGTAACAATACTCCAATCGTAATTCCAGAAATTAACGTACAGATGCAATCATCTGCTATTGTAGCTAAAACTCGTAAGTTAAAAGCTGTATGGACTCCTGAGTTCGCACAAGATTTAAACGCTTACCATGCTTTAGATGCTGAAGCTGAATTAACTTCAATCTTAAGTGAGTACATTTCATTAGAAATTGACTTAGAGATCTTAGATATGTTAGTTGAATCTGCTGCTGCTGGAACAGAAGTATGGTCTGCAGTTAACAACAGATCTATTGTTGATAATGGTACTAATGGTACTATTTCAGACTTAGGATTTTATAATTCACAAGGACAATGGTTCCAAACTTTAGGAACTAAAATCCAGAAATTATCTAACGTAATTCACCAGAAAACTCTTAGAGGTGGTGCTAACTTTATGGTAATTTCTCCTGCAATTAGTACAATCATTGAATCTATTCCTGGATTTGCTGGTGATGCTGATGGAGATGTATCTAAAGCAAATTATGCCTTTGGTGTACAAAAAGTAGGTGCATTTAACGGAAGATATAAAGTATACAAAAATCCTTATATGACAGATAATCAAATCTTGTTAGGATTTAAAGGTGCTCAATTCCTAGAAACTGGTGCTGTATTTGCTCCTTACATTCCATTAATTATGACTCCATTAGTATACGATCCATCAACTTTTACTCCACGTAAAGGATTAATGACTCGTTACGCTAAGAAAATGGTTCGTCCAGAATTTTATGGTAAAATCCAAGTTAATGGTTTAGATACTCTATAGTATATAGAATAACCAAATCTTGATAAAATTAACCCGGTCTTTTGACCGGGTTTTTTTTTACTTTTCATATGTATAATAAAATGCGTTATATCCGAACTATATTTATCTCATTATATAGCTATATCCATAATTTACGGTTTTTTAACGTATTTACAACGGTTGTATTCACTAATAACCTAACCCTTAATTTCAAGAATTTATGGCAAGTAAACACCATACGGACGATGTATTTCGTTCTAAGAGAGTTCCTAAAAACCCAATTAAGTTCAAACTCCAACTTAATGAAGAACAAAAAGAAGCTAAAAAATCTATCCTCGAAAACACTATTACCCTTTTAGGTGGAAGTGCAGGTAGTGGAAAGACATTGTTAGCATGTAATGTTGCACTAGATGGATTATTCAGAAAACAATATGATAAAATAATCATTACTAGACCTACGGTATCTAAAGAAGAAATAGGTTTTTTACCTGGTGATTTAAGAGAAAAAATGGATCCTTGGGTTCAACCTATTTACCAAAATTTCTTTGCATTATATGATAAAGTAAAAGTTGAAAAAATGATTGAAGATGGTAAAATAGAGATTGTACCGGTATCATTTATGAGAGGTAGAACATTTTTAGATTCCTTAATAATAGTAGATGAGGCACAAAATGTTACTCATGAACAAATGGAAATGATTACATCTCGTATCGGTTTAAGAAGTAAAATGGTAGTATGTGGTGATTCCCATCAAACAGATTTAAAGAAAAAATCAGATTCAGGTTTTAAATTCTTATATGCTGCTGCTAGAAAAATTAAAAATTTAGAGGCTATTACTTTATCTACTAACCATAGAAATGAAATTGTAGAAGATTTAATAAATTATTACAATGAAGCCGTAGAAAAAGGAGCAAGTATTACAATTTCTGGTTCATATAATTATAATAATAAAAGCTAATATCATATTTATAATAAAATTACAAAATGGCAAAATGTGTAACTAGTGGATCATTAAAAGTCCTTATACAAGAAAGTATAACCCTACCCAATAAAAATGAGGAGATTTGTATAAACGAAATCACAATCCCTGGTATTACTCAAACAGTAAGAAGGGTTGATACTATATCTACTAAATTTAGTGGTAGTGGAGTTGAAATTTTAAGATTTGTTGATTCTGAAGAACAACAAGTAGCAGGTTCATTTGTAAGAGATACAGTTAAGTATATGAGATTTACAAATCTATGTTCTTCTAATTTTGTTTCTCTTTACTTAATTCAGGATAGTCCCGATGCTCAAAATCCAAATACAACTGATTTTGGTTCTGGTGATGATGGTCTATTCAAATTAGACCCGGGTAAGTCAATGGTGTTTTCTAATGGTCAATTTGATAGTAATAACTACTATGATTATGTTGTAGAAGGATATGTTGATGAACAATATATTGGTGGTTTTGCTTCATTAACATCAATAAAAGCAAAAGCAGATACTAAAGATATCCAAATAGAATATTTTATAGCTTCTTCTTAATATTTATAATAAAATTAAATTAAAATAAAAATGGCATTAACTTATAGATCAGTAAAAGGTTCAGCATTAACAATTGACGAACTAGATGATAACTTTAGACATTTCACAGGATCACACCCTATAGAAGGTGACTTAACAATTACAGGTTCAATAACAGTTTCTGGATCAAAAAACTCAGTATTTGATATTGACTTATTTGATTTAGTAATTACAGGTGGATTAGATGTATCTAGAGATGTAGTTGTTGGAGATGATTTAACTGTAGTAGATGAAACCACATTAAAAAAAGAAACAACAATTGGTTATCAAGATTTTTCAAATTATGACTTTTCTTACCAATTAAATGTTACAGCATCTTCAAATTCTGATAAATCAGCTCGTTTTGATGGTGGTATAGTCGTATCAGGCTCTTCTTTATTCTCAGGAAGTATTATCCCTGCAGAAGTTGAAGCAACTTTAGGTACACAAGAAAAACCTTGGAAAGAATTGTTTGTTAGTAATGGGTCTATAGTCTTTGTAAGTGGATCAGGAGGAGAACAAATTACAAGTTCTTTATCACTTGAAGCTGATGGTTTAATATCAGGTGGGTTCGATGGTAAATTTACAGGCTCATTTACAGGATCTGCTAATGCAACAGGCTCATTATCTGGTTCATTTTCAGGATCAATTGATGGGGCAGATTTTTATTTATACAATTTACCAACTACAGAACCAGCAGAATCTGGGAGGTTATGGTTAAGTGGTAGTGCCGCTGGTAATTCTAAATATTTAGTAGTAAGAAATTAAATTAATACTTTACATAAAAAAAATTAAGGACTCAATATGAGTCCTTTTTTTCATATTTATAACAAAACATAAATTATGAATATACCTATTTGGGCTGGTTCAAGTTCATTCGCACCAGGAGAAACACCTTTTGGTTTTTATGATAATGATGCTGAATTTAGAAGAGATGCAGATAAAGTAGCTGTTTTCTGTGCAAACAGATTGGGTTATCCTTTAGTAGATATAGAACTTCAATCTGGTTCTTTTTATACTGCATTTGAAGAAGCGGTAACTATGTATGGAAATGAAATATGGGCCTATATAGTTAGAGATAATTTTTTAGATTTAGAAGGTATTTCAATATTTGAAGAATTAAATGAAACTATAATAACACCAAGTTTTAAACCTATTATAAAACTAACTCAACAATATGCTGATGAAGCAGGAGTAGGAGGTACAATCCCTTGGTATTCAGGTTCTTTTGATTTAACTAAAGGCCAACAAAATTACAGTTTTGAAACATTTATGTCAGCTAGTGGGTTTACAGGGTCTGCTTATTCCGAAGGAATAGAAATTAAACGTGTATTTTACCAAGAACCAATCCCCGCATCTGATTTATATTTAGATCCATATAACGGTTTTGGTTTTGGAGGTGCAATTGCTGCCGGAATGGTGGGTGTAGGAGGATTTGGTGGTGATATGGGATTTTTAATGATGCCCCTAAGCTATGATATGCAAGTAATTCAATCAATCGAAATGAACCAACAAGTTAGATGGTCAAATTATAGTTTTGAAATACATGCTAATGATCTTAAAGTATTCCCAGTTCCAGAACAAAGTGGAAAAATTTGGTTTCAATATATTTTTGAAAAAGATAGAGGAGGGGTAAAATGTGCCACAGATCAAGTTAATAATGTAGGTAATGCTAATTTCCAAAACCCGAAATATAGTTTAATCAATTCTATTGGTAGACAATGGATATTTGAAATGACACTAGCTATTGCTAAAGAAATGTTAGGGTATATTAGAGGTAAATATACAAGTATACCAATTCCAAATGCTGAAGTTAATTTAAATCAAGGAGATTTAATAGCAGCAGCAACAGCCGAAAAAACAGCATTATTAGAAAGATTAAGAGCTTATCTTGATGAAACTTCTAGAAAAGCCCTATTAGAAAGAAAGGCACAAGAAGCAGAATCTAAAATGGTAGAATTACAACAAGTCCCTTGGACAATTTTTATAGGATAATATATGGCAATGTTTACAGGACAGAGGGATGTTTCTCTGGTAAGAAAATTAAATAGAGAATTGATGGGTAATATTATTACCCAACAATGTGCTTTGTATCAATTTAAATTAGAAGAAACTAAAGTAAACATATATGGTGAAGCCGCTGGATCTAAATTTTATAACGGTCCTTTTCTATTTAATGTTTTAATTGATAGACAGGATCAGGCATATGCTGAAAATGAGGAAGGTATTCAGTTTGCCCAACCCATTAATTTTTACTTCTTTAGAGATGACCTTGTTGATGCCGATGTAGTACCTGAAGTTGGTGATATTATTTTATATCAAGAAAGTTATTATGGTGTACAAAGTACAATAGGTAACCAATATTGGGGAGGAAAAAACCCTGATTATCCTAATAATGATTCAGACGGAAAACTAAACCCCTTAAACCCAGGTTTAGAAAAATTTGGAAGTAACTTATCCATTTTAGTATCAACATATTATATACCAGCAGATAAAGTAGCGATTTCTCCTTATTTAGAACGAATGTAATGAGCAAAATTAGAAAACCAATACCAAAAACCCAAAGACAATTAAGTGTTGAACAGCAAACTGCTTATGACACTGAAAGAGGTAATCCTAATGCTAAAATTAACCCTAATGAATCAGAAACGGGAATAGATTTTAATAGATCTACAAAACTAAGCTTTAAAGAAGATTCTACAAAACCATTTTCAATAGGTATACAAGATCTTGATGAGGCTGTATTTTATTATTTTAAAAATGTAATCAAACCCTTTGTATTCCAAAATGGAGAAAGAAGAAATGTTCCAGTAATATATGGTTCACCTGAAAGGTGGAAATCCTTTCAACGTGATGGTTATTATAGAGATAAAAATGGTGCTATAATGTTACCTATTATTGTTTTAAAACGAGATACATTAACTAAAGATAGAACAGTGTCTAATAAGTTAGATGCTAATGGAGTAAATTTATATGGATCATTCCAGAAAAAGTACAGCCCCGATAATTTTTATAATAATTTTTCTGTATTAAATAATAAAAAACCTGTAAAAGAACACTATGCAGTAGCTATGCCTGATTTTGTAACATTAGAATACAGTGTTATCGTCCAGTCCTATTATATGGAGCAATTAAACAAAATTATAGAAGCTTGTGAATACGCCTCAGATGCTTATTGGGGTAATCCAGAAAGATTTAAATTTAGAGCTTTTATTGATTCTTTTGCAACTGAAACTTCTTTAACCCAAGGTATGGATAGATTAGTAAAAGGAACATTCAAAATTCAATTAAGAGGATATATCATACCTGATACAATTCAGAAAGAAATGCATTCAATCCAAAAATGGAATTCTAAGTCTAAAGTTACAATTAATTTTGAAACTACTTCTAATTCCGACACTTTTAAACCAGGAATTAGAACATTACCTAATGGGCAAACTAGAGAAGAATAGCTTGGATCGTTAAAAAGGGTTATGTATATTATGGTTACACAAAAATAAAGTTATATGATATATTGGTTTACTGGACAACCAGCTCATGGTAAAACTATTTTAGCAGATTTACTTCAGGAAAAACATCTCCCCAACGCCTATAGAATAGATGGGGATGATATGAGAGAATTATTTTCTAATAAGGACTATTCCATAAAAGGAAGAGTAGAAAACGTAGGTACCGCCCAGCGTATTGCACATTATCTACATAACCAAGGAAATGATGTAATAGTTTCTTTAGTAGCCCCCTATTTAGACCAAAGAGAAGATTTTAAAACCCTACTAGGAGGTAATATTAAAGAAATCTATATCCACACAACAGAACCAAGAGAACGTGACCATTTTAAAGCAATAGCGTATATTGGTCCTCAAGAAAATTTTATTAATATAGATACTACAGATGATACACCTGAAGAATCTTTACAAAAAATCTTAAATCAAATATGAAAAAATATTTAGCACAAGCTGCATTCAAATCATCAGATAGCGACATAAAATATTCAATGTATATTGGTCGTTGGCAACCATGGCATAAAGGACATCGTTGGTTAATAGATCAACGTTTAGACGAGGGGAAAAACATATTAATTTGCATCCGAGATATTGAACCTGATGAAAAAAACCCTTGGACTGCTAGTGAAGTTATGATTAATTTAACAAAAGAATTAAAAGATTTAATTAATAAAGGAAGAATTAAAATAATTACAATTCCTGATATTGAGTCTATTAATATTGGCAGAGGAGTAGGATACGACTTAATCGAACATTGCCCCCCAGACCAAATAAAAGAGATTTCAGCTACTAGGATTAGAAATAAAATGAAGGAGGATGGTAAGTTATAAAAGACATATAGCAAAAACCATTTCATGGAGAGTTGTAGGTACTCTAGACACAATTATACTATCAGGAATAATAACAGGCTCTTGGGAAATTGGTTTAACAATTGGAGGTGTAGAAATAATCACAAAAATGATTCTATATTTTTTTCACGAACGATTATGGTATAAATTTAGTAAATTTGGTTTAAATGACAAAAGTAAAACCTAAAATATTTTCACATGGTAGTTATATAGGAACTACTGGGTATGCTAACCACACTAGAGCTTTTTATAGAGAACTTTCTAACTCTTATGATTTAAAAGTTAGAAACTTTACAATAGGAAAATCATGGGATGGTTACAATGATGAACCCCATAATAACGAAGACTACGTTGATAATATTGATAAAAAATTATTAGTAGAACAGTCTTTATGGGATAGTGATAGGGTTATGAATCATCACCCACTTTATAAATCCCATCAAAATATTTTTAAACACAACATAAATATTGTTCTTAATGAAACCGACCATCACTATTTTTACCAAAATTACGATGGTCCTAAAATAGCATACAACGTATGGGAATCAACTAGACAACCTGAAGGTTTTTTTAATCAATTAAAGACCTTTGACCAAGTTTGGGTTGCTTCTAGTTGGCAAAGAGATTGTACTATTGAACAAGGGATAGAACCTGATAAGGTTAAAGTAGTCCCTGAAGCCGTAGATGGAACAATATTTAAACCTAACTCTACAGCTGATTTACCTGAATATAATGATGGTAGATTTAAGTTTGTAATGTTTGGTAGATGGGATTATAGAAAAGCCACTAAAGAAATAATAGAATCCTTCCTACAAGAATTCAGTAAAGATGAGCCTGTTGACTTAGTAGTATCTATTGATAACCCATTTGCAAAGGATAATTTTAAATCAACTGAGGAAAGATTAAAAAATTATAAACTAGATGACCCCAGAATTAAAATAAAACATTTCCCTACCAGAGAGGAATACGTAAAATATCTACAAAAAGGTCATGTATTTTTATCATGTGCCCGAGCAGAGGGTTGGAATCTTCCTTTAATTGAAGCTATGGCTTGTGGTACCCCTTCTATTTATTCAAACTGTAGTGCACAGTTAGAATTTGCAAAAGACCTAGGATTACCCGTCCCTATAAAATATATGTCAGAAGCTAAACTGGGGGAATATAGTAGTTTCTCCCAATCCTTATTAGCTGGGGAATTTTATGAACCCGATTTTGATTTTCTAAAAAAACAAATGAGGGAGGCATATGTTAATTATAAAAAACATAAAAAAGAGGCATTAAAAGAATCTAAAACTATTAGAGAAAAATTTACATGGAAAAATGCTGCTAAAATAGCAGGTAAAGAAATAGAAAATTTATTAGATAACCTTCCTAAGAACAAAGTAGAAATAAGTTTTGACTTAGGACCTAAAGTAGAAATATTAGGTCATAACCAAAATGAATACTTTATAGAATTTATAGATGGTTCTACTAACGAAGTTTTACATAGTAGCACTATTAGTAATAATATGTGGACCAAATGTAATAAATCCTATAATATTCCTTGGATAATTAAAGTAAATAATAAAGTAGTTCATAATTTTAATTTAGAAGATAAAGTTGTAAGAATAAAATTTGAATCCAAATCTATAGGTGACACATTAGCTTGGGCCCCTCAAATAGTAGAATTTCAAAAACTATATAAGTGTAAAGTTATTTTAAGTACTTTCCATAATAATTGGTTTGAATCCTTACCCGAATATAAAGATATAAAATTTGTAAAACCTGGGGACCAATCTAGATCATATGTTACTTACCAGATAGGATGGTTTAAAAGTAGTAAGGGGGACTGGAAGAATTTTGACCACCACCCTAATCAAGTAAATACTATCCCCCTTATACAAACAGCAACCGATATATTAAGATTACCATATAAGGAACTACACTATGGTATTAATTTTACACCTAAAAAACGACCTATTAAAGGTAAATATGTATGTATTGCTCCAAGATCAACATCGGGTTTAAAAGAATGGCCACATGAAAACTTTAGACTATTAGCAAAAAAGTTACAAAGTAAAGGGTATAGAGTAGTTAATATATCTAAAGAAGGTTTTAAAGGAACCAATATAATAGACAAAAAGAATTTAAAATGGGAGGATACTTTAAACCACCTTTACCATGCTGATTTATTTATAGGATTAGGCTCGGGTTTATCTTGGCTTAATTGGGTATTAGATAAACACACTGTTATGATAAATAATTTTATACCCCATGGTTTTGAATTTACCCATAATTTAACTAAAATAGAAAATAATTCTGTATGTAATAATTGTTGGGTTAGCCCCTCTTATGTATTTGATCCAGGAAATTGGGATTGGTGCCCAGAAAATGAAGGAACAAAAAATCAACATATATGTCAAAAATCAATAACTACTGATATAGTATATAATAAAGTTTTAGAGGTGTTGGAACCAAAAAAAAAACTTAATTTTACATGGATAACAGGGGGTAATGAAAGCTATTTACCTATGATAGAGGTGTTAGCTAAAAGTTTATTAAAATATTCCAAACACAATCTTATAGTGTATGGTTTTAATTGTAATTCTACAATCGATTTACCCAATGTAACTAATAAACGAATTGATTATATACCTAAACCTACAGAAAATTCTACGCATGAACCTGATTTATTTCATAAAGATTATTCTATTTATTTTGCTAAATACTTAGCTAGTTTAGATTCTTTAAATGAAAACTATGATAGTTTTGCTTGGATTGATGGTGATGCTTTTGCTACAGAAAATATAGATAATTCCCTTCAATACTTATCTGGTTTAAAAGATTATCCCTTATTTATGAAGTATTTTCATAAAGATATTAACCAATGGAGACATTATAAGGGTATAAAATTAGAGGGTAGTTATGGTAATGAATTAGCATCTATTAAAAATTTACATCGAAACCCCAATAATAAATTAATTGCAACCGGATTTTATTTTTATGATAAAAAAAGTAAACCATTTTTTAAAAAGTGTCTAGAATGGAATAAAGAACTAAATCAATACTCCGTAAAAATATACACGGATGATAATGCCTTCTCAGAAGAAAGGGTAGCTAATAACGTACTATGGGAAGAAAATAAAAAAGAAGATTTACCCATCACGTGGAATAACTATTATAGTTCAAAAGATGAAACTTTAGTTAGCCCATATTTTTTAAAAAAAGGATTTGATGTAATGTATGATAAACTTACACTACAACCTTATTTTATTCATGGACCTGATCCTTCAGTTAAACCTAAAACCGCAGAAATTTTAAATCAGACCTTTAATGATTACCAATCAAAAAAATTAATGATTGTAGCCCACCCAGATGATGAATTAATATTTGGAGGGGCGGAGTTAATAAAATATGGTTCTGAGTATAAAGTTATCTGTCTTACTAATAAATCAAATGAAATTAGAAGTAAGGAATTTAAAAAGGTAATGGAAAAACTAAACGTAGGATCTTGGGAAATGTTTGATTACGAGGATACTTTAACACCATCCCAACAATTTGATTTAGAAGATATTTTAATGAGTAGAAAATGGGAAAAAATAGTTACTCATAATCCTATAGGTGAATATGGTCACCCCCAACATAAATTAGTATTTGATACAGTACTTAATCTTACTAATAATTTTTATGTATTTGGTAAATCAAATAAAAAACTTAATATAAATTGTTTGGTTATTAAGAAAGAATTACTTACATTATATAAATCTGAACAACCTATTATAAACCAGTTATTAACTAATAGTGGGGATTGGTTTAAAAGTAGTGATGACAGTATTAATTATATTGAGTATGAATGTATTGAGAAATATGATGTTACTAGGAATAAAAATAATTATATAAAATGTTATGAAAAATAAAAATTTAGTTATAATATTAAGTCATTGTGATAATGAGGAAAAGTTAAAGGTATTAGAAGATAATATTAAAAAATTAAAATCTAATGGTTTTGATATTTTACTTACAACACATACTCCTTTACCTCAAGACATTCAATCCCAAGTAGAATATTTAATATATGATAAGAGTAATCCAATACTACATTGGCCACAAAGAGGAATGACTTATTGGAAACATTTTTCTTATAGGTTACAAAGCTTAAAATTAATAAATATCCTCCCCGATTATGGGTGGACTGCCTTTAACCAACTTTTAACATCAAGTCATTTAGGTTTATCCTTAGATTATACTCACTATACCTTTATTAACTATGATATAATATTTACCCCCCTATTAATTGAAAGTATGAAATCTCCTAAAGATTTCCTCTGTAGTAAGGTATACGAAAGTAAAAATGACCAAGGGTTTAGATTTCCAAGTTTTATGTTTAATATTATTAGTAAAGAAAACCTAAAAAAATTACTACCTTTAATTTCTAAAGAACAATATACAACAGGATCTAATAAAATAGTAAGGAATATATTTAAAGATGCCGAACATTATTTAGACCATATAACATCAGTATTTGATTATGATGTACACCCTGAAATTATAAAAGACCAAATTGAATACGGGGATAAAGATCCTTTTGATTTTAGTGGTGGTGGAAAGACATTTAAATTATTTTATCAAAGCATAACAAACCCCCATGCTTATCAATCACCTCCCTCTATATTATTATATGATATACAAGGAGAATTAAAGGTGAATTTTAATGATAAAGAAATTTTAATTACAGAACCAACCTACAAAATAGAATATTCAGAAGTAAATAAATTTGGATATTATTTAAATGGTTCGTATATTGACCTTATTCATATTTTTAAAGAAAACCGTCAAACATCTATAGATAACAATGATTAAAAATAAAAAAATATTCATAACTGGGGGAGCAGGATTTTTAGGTAAAAATTTAGTTAAACGTTATTACAATGATAATGAAATTACAGTTTACAGTAGAGATGAAGCTAAACATTATTATTTAAAAAAAGAATTTCCTAATATAAATTGTATTATTGGAGATGTACGTAATTTTGATTTATTAAAAAGAGCATCCGTGGGACACAATATCGGTATATTTGCTGCTTCCTTAAAACAAATAGGAGCAGTAGATCAAAATGTAGAAGAAAGTGTTAAAGTATTAGTAGATGGAGCTCTTAATTCAAGAAGAGTAGCTGAAGAAAACAATTTTGAAGCAGCATGTTTTATATCCTCAGATAAATCCAGAGCAGCTACTACATTATATGGCGCAATGAAATTTGTAGCAGGAGAATCATTTATAGTAAATGCTGAAAAATCAAATGTTAAATTATCCACAGCAGTATACGGAAATGTGTTAAATTCAACTGGTAGTATAATTCCACTAATATGGGATTCCATTAATAAAAACTACCCACTTACTTTATATTCAGAAGAAATGACTCGTTTTATGATTGATATAGAGGAAGCAATGGACTTGATTGAATTAGGACTTCAAACTAGTGGGTATAATATTATTCCTAATTTAAAATCATTTAGAGTAAAAGATTTATTTAAAATATATCAAGAGAAATTTAATCTCAAATACACAGCTGGTAAGCCTAGAATTTCAGAAAAACTTCATGAAATGATGATTTCAAAAGAAGAAACCCCTAGAACTCATTATGAATTTGATGAAAATACATTTTATATGCATTACAAAGACACTGTATCTATAGCTGATCGTTGTATGGATGAAGAATTCACAAGTGATAAAGTATGTGTATCTAAAGAAGAATTAACCAAAATTTTAGAATTTTATAATTATTTTAAACCATGAAAGTATTAATATTAGGACATAAAGGAATGTTAGGACATATGGTCCATAAATTTTTTGAAAGTAAAGGAATTGAATGTGTTACCACAAGTTGTAGATGGTCTTCATCTTGTTTTAAAAATTTTGTACAAAAATTTGAAGGTGATTTTATTATAAATTGTATAGGGGCTATCCACCAACGAACAGATCAGTTTAATATTAATTGGGAATTACCACAATGGTTAGATGAAAATCTTACCACTAAAATAATCCACCCCGGTACTGACTGTGAAATGGATGATGATGATTATGGTAACTCTAAAAGAATAGCAGCAGAATGGATTAAAGAAAAAGCTAAAAACACAAAAATTATTAAAACATCAATATTTGGTCCTGAATTAAATACTAAAGCTAGTTTAATGGAGTGGTTTTTATCTCAAGAAGGTGAAGTAAATGGGTATTCTGAATATTATTGGAATGGTAATTCTACTTTAACTTGGGCTCAATATTGCTTATATTTAATATTCCATTGGGATGAACTACCTACAGAAAATATATTAGAAGGAGAATGTATATCTAAATACAATTTACTTTTACTATTAAAAGAAGTATATAGTAAAAATATTACTGTTAATCCTGTTGATACTCCCATATTTAATAAATGCTTAGTAGGAACAGTAAAAACTTTACCATTAAAAGAACAAATAATTGCATTAAAAGAATTTTATTAATATTTATAAACAAAACAAAAAATGAGTACAACTAAGTTATTAAAAGAAGAGTTACAAAAGTTAAAAGACTTCCAAAGATCAGAAAATGAAATCACTTTTGCTTTAGGGCAAGTAGAAATTCGTAAAACTTTTTTAGAAAATCAAAAACAAGACCTACAAATTAATTACCGCTCCCTTTTACAAGAACAAGAAAAAACAGGTAAGGAATTACAAGAAAAGTATGGAGAAGGTAACATTGATATAGAAAAAGGAGAGTTCATTAAATTAAAATAGTTCTTTGAAAAAGTCTTTAATATGTATAATAAAACAATATTAAAAATAACATATAAAGATGGCAGAAACATTATTATCTCCAGGAGTATTAGCTAGAGAAAACGACCAATCATTTATTACACAACAGCCTGCTGAAGTTGGTGCCGCTATTATTGGTCCAACTGCTTTAGGTCCTGTTGAAGTTCCTACATTGGTTACTTCTTTTAGTGAATATACAGCAATTTTTGGTACTACGGTACAAAGTGCATCAGTTGCTTATTCATACTTTACTTCATTGGCCGCAAACAATTATTTCCAAAGTGGTGGAACAAGTTTATTAGTTACAAGAGTAACCCCAGAAGATTTTACTGCCGCTACAAGTTCATTCATCAACACAGTAGATGGTTCAGAATTAAAAACAGGTACAGGTGCTGATATAGCTACTAATGCCGCAGCTTTATTTGCTGCCGGTGTTGATGCTGGTTCAGATTTTATAGGTTCGGGTGCAGTAACTTATACAGGTGCTACATTTACAACAAATGGAAGTGGAACAGGAGCAACATTTAAATTAGATACATCTGCTGGCGCACCAGTAGCAATAACAGCTTCAACCGCGGGTACAGGGTACAATTTAGGAGACACATTAACTTTTTCAACAAACGATAATGGTGGTTCACCAATTGTAACAACTAGTTTATTAGGATCAACTGCATTTGCAGCTACAGATGATTATGATGCAGGAACAATTACAATTGCACCTTCATCAACAACAAGTACAACAGCAACTGGTCAAGCTTGGTCTTTAACATTTGCGGGTGGAGCAGGTGCTTCAAATTTAACAGCAATTGCTGCTACATCAGCTGGAGAAGGAGTTAAAGTAGGAGATACATTTACTTGGACAGTAGTTGACATTAATACATCATTAGCAGGAACATCAGCAGGAACAACAGATGTAGTAATTACAGTAACATCAGCAGATTTAACTGCCGGAACTTTTACAGTAACCTTGGTTGCTTCTAATTTATTAAATGATGTTTCACCTTTTGAATTAGAAACAATTTCAGAAGGAACGATAATGAACACGGGAACAACTCAATTAACCAATGGGGCTTTAGTAGATGGTACAGCTGAAAATGTTCGTTGGTCTGTTGCTAGTGTAAATACCGGATCTGGAACCTTTAGTTTATTAGTTAGAAGAGGAAATGATAATGCTAACCAACAAGTAGTATTAGAACAATACAGTAATTTATCTTTAGATCCATATTCTCCAAACTACATATCAGCACAAATTGGTGATATTAGTAAAAATTTAGTAAATGAAGGATCAGATTATTACATCCAAGAATCTGGATCATACGCCAATATATCAAGGTATTTAAGAGTAAAATCTGTAAATTTAAAAACACCTAATTATTTTGATAATAATGGTCAAGCAAAAGAACAATTTACAGGTTCTTTACCAGCCATTCAATCCGGTTCATTTAATGGATCTGATGGTGATAACATTACTACTTCTACCTCTGGTAGAGTTGCTAATTTTTACCGTACAATAGGACAAGGAGCTGGATTTGATACACAAGGATTAACAGGTAGTAACTATGACAATGCTATTGCTTTATTAGGAAATATAGACGAATATAAATATAACGTAATATCAGCACCTGGTTTATTAAATGCAACACATGCTAGTCAAGTAACATCTTTAGTAAATAATTCAATAAATAGAGGAGATAACATCTCAGTAGTAGATTTAGTACAATATGGTAGCACAGTTGCTGCTGTATCACAAGCTGCTTCCGGATTTGATTCAAGTTATACCGCTACATACTGGCCTTGGGTTCAAGTAATTGATCCACAAACTGGAGAATTAGTATACGCACCAGCATCAACAATGATTCCTGGGGTATATGTATTTACAGATGCTTCAAGTGAACCATGGTTTGCACCTGCAGGTCTTACAAGAGGTGCTTTAGGGCAAGTAGTTAGAGCTGAAAGAAAATTAACAGCGAATAACAGAGATACTTTATATGAATCTAACGTAAATCCATTAGCTACCTTTCCCCAATCTGGAGTAGTAGTATTTGGACAAAAGACACTACAGAAACGAGCTAGTGCATTAGATCGTGTAAATGTACGTAGATTATTAATTTCACTTAAAGGATTTATATCTGGCGTTGCTGATGGGTTAGTATTTGAGCAAAACACGATTGCTACAAGAAATAATTTTTTAAGCGTAGTTAATCCTTATTTAGAAGGAGTACAACAAAGACAGGGATTATATGCTTTCAAAGTAGTAATGGATGATACCAATAATACGGCCTCTACAATAGATAGAAACGAATTAGTAGGTCAAATTTATTTACAACCAACTAAAACAGCAGAATTTGTAATCTTAGATTTCAATGTACTACCAACTGGAGCAACATTTCCAGCGTAAGAATTAAAAAGATAAATATTTATAATAAAATAAAAAAATAAAATGGCAGTATTAG